CTATGGTGTATATAGCATTCTACAATAGCTATCATATCTTCGTTTCTCATTATCTGATGCTATAATTACCTTTGTTTGGATTATCTAAATTATAAATAACATTATAACGTATTCCGTCAATTGCGTGGTTAAAGTCATCTACATATAATTTACTCCCTTTATCTAAATAAACATAGTTGTTTAGTTCCTTTGCTATATTACTTGAGTTTGGTTCTACTAATATTTCAAAGTCTTGCATTGTTGTAACACCGCTTTCAATAGTTCCTTTTTTAACCGCTTGTATATTTACTCCTTTAAACTTTAAATCTGTTATCAATCTTGGTTCAGCACTATCTGCTATTATTAATTTATTACCAACCCTTGACAATATAATATTAGCTAATTCTGTTGTACCTAAACCATTTCTATACAAATGTTCTTTAACATATATCTTGCGTTTGTTTTTATCAATAGCAACTTCTGTTAATGTATCTGGGTCTACACTAAAACCAAAGTCCATTCCACAACTTGTTTGTAATCCATCAGGATTAAATTCTCCAAAACTCCAGTTCGTAAATACAACACCTTCTGCTTTGTCTAACCAACCTCCTAGTATTTTATGCTTGTACTTATTAGGATTATTAAGTTTTATATTCTCAATGTTCTTTAAGAATGATTCAGGCAAGTTTAAAGCATTATCTAAATAAGTTGTATGAATATAACAAGTATCACCTACTTGTCCGTTAAAACCTTCCTTAACACCTTTAGACTCAAAAAAACGTTTGTATATCCAATGCTCTTTTGTAGTTGGGTTAAGTATTAATATAATTCTGTTTTGTTGTACATTAGAACGAATTGACAAGTCAATAGTATCAAACTCGTTTTCGTCTACCATCTCTTCTGCTTCATCTAATACCCAAGTTGATATTCCTTGTAAAGATTTTAAGTTTGCAGTTTGATTACCTGCACTTGTTTTAATACCTCTAAATATTATCTTGCTATCTGTTATTGTATTTGTAATCTCTTTTCTGTTAATATCAAATACATCAACTAAATTAAGTAACTCTATCTTTTCTTTAAATTCTGGTATTATTGATAGTTCAGCAGAGGTCATTGTGTAACGAGTGTACAAACAATTATAACCTTGTTGAAGTGTATTAGTTGCCTCTATTAATGTAGTGCTAAAAGACTTTGAAGACCCACGTTATCGACCCCCCGTAACGATATAGTAACGTGCATCACTATCTCGTAAAGGGGAGAACTTTTCATTTATAATTATTTCTTCTTTCAAATCTATTCTGACTTCTTAAAGTGAATTACAGGTATGTTAAGCATTTCTCCATTAGTTGTAATATCAACCTCATCTTTTGGTTTACCAATATAGTATTCTAAAAACAATTTACCTGCTTGTACATCTTTCTCTTTAATTGCTTTTGTTTTAATCATATTGATAACATCAATTACATCTTGTTTGTTAGCTGCTTCTTTTAATGCGTTTCTATATTCATTCTTACGCTTATCTATCTTACCTTCTTTAGCTTTTGTTGAGTGTCCTTTATTTCCGTTATTTTTTCTGTTGTCCATAATTCTAATACAATCTAACTATTTGATTCAATTATATAATAATAAAAAAGGCTTAATTTAATAAGCCTAAAATAATTTGTTGTCTAATTGTTCAATCCAACTTCTCAATATTCTTTTATTGCAAGTACAAGGTTCATAATATTTATGATTAAAATACTTTGCGTGAAACTTACACATTATCTTGAAGTCTTGATTTGACATTGTAGACTTTGTTCTGTGTTTAACCCCTTGCCATATTATTTTGTCTTCTACCATATTAAAAAAGTTCTATTTCGTTTAATTGTTCTTGTCTTTTATCACACCCACAATCTTTTCCTATTGCTTTACTTACTTTTTTAACCAACCACTTAATACCTGTATAGTATGTTATGCGTTCTATTAAGTCTCCCAGTCTCATAGTATTTTTTCTTTTAACTTCTTTTTAACCCCTCTATAAGTATTGTATAAACTATGGTAACTAATATTAGTTTTTTCACTTAACTCTCTTATTGAGTACTCGTATTGGATTAAGTTGTAAACCTTTTTATCATACCAATGAAATGTATCTAATTCCTTTTCAACTTCTTGGTTAACACTTTCAAAGTCTATATACTTTCCACTTTCTAAATCAACTATTAAATCCAAAGGAACTGCATTCTCTTTTTTCTGCTTATTCTTTAACTGCAAAAAAGAAGTCTTTAATGTTCTGTATATGTAAAAGTAATTAACCTCATCTCCGTAGGATATATCAAGACCATTGTTTAACATCTTACCTATGATTGCATACATATCGCCTACTATGTCTTCAGCCTCTTGTTCATTGCAACCAAACTTCTTAACAATATTTAACCACTTTTGATGGTCTTTATAAATCTTTTCTAACATAAGCTAAATATAATAAAAATAAAAAGCATTAATAATATTACTTATTAACACTTTTTTATTTAACAAAAATAGTAGAAAACTAACTATACTTAAAATATCTCATTAAAGCATAATAAGATGGGTGTTGATTTTTTTTAGAACCTTTATACTCCCCATAGTTTAAGTTTACTAAATTACCTTTACCATATATCTTTAAACCATATTTAGTTATAAGTTCACGTTCTAATATTAACGCTTCTTTGTCAGTTAAATATCCTTTAACTATTTGAACATCAGGTTTACCATATTTTTCAACATATTTATTCCACATATTACTTCTTTTAACCATATCATAAGGTCTTTTTATAGTACCCATACCTACATAAAATATTTGACCATCTGTTTTACGTTTATGGATATAAACAACTTTATTTCTTTTATCCATATAAAATATAATTATATTTATATATTTAAGTAATATTACTTGCAATCAAGATTGCTACAATTTCCGTAAACTACAATTGTATAATAATTTTTTTATGACTTTTTTAAAGTTTTAATCAATTATTTTCAATAAAATTTAAAAATTAAACACATTTGTATCTTTTTGTTTAAAATTAAACAATTTAAGACTTAAAATGTACCCTGCAACGGACTATAACCTTCAATAATTTGACAATCATCTTTTGATTTCCATTCCCAAGATTTCACTCTCAAACTAACAAGGTCATATATCTCTTTTCTTTTATCTGGCTCAATATTCTCTATAAGCAAGTCTAAAGCATCTTTACTCTTTTTTAATGTAAGTGGTTTTCTTTTATTTTTAATTGAATTTAAGGCTTCCATTTCAGCCTTCTCTAAAGCAATTCTTTTCCTTGCTTTGTTATTAAAATACATATCATAAACATCTCTAAAAGTATAATTTAGTTTATAATACATATCTATTTTTTTAAGTGCAATAAATATAGAACTTCTGTTTTTAGATACTCCGTGTTCTTTATACCAGTCTGCTATGTTTTGGTCAATCATTCTATTATAGTGAACTAATACTTTATAGAATAAAGTTCTTAAAAATACTTGTTCTTCTTTTCTTGATTTTGAGAATACGTCTACTCCTGTTTTAGTCATAAACTCTTCTGCTAATTCGTCTGCTCTGTCTTTGTTATATTTCATAATTATTATCTTAAATCTGCGTTAAAACATTCTCTGCTGCAATACCCATCCTCTTCTATTGGAGTATCGCACAATCTACATTGGTACTCTTTTTCTTCTGTTAAATATTCGTCTAATTCTGAATCAAATGTATCTTTCATCTTATTCTTCTTTTGCTCCGTTTTTAATTAATACCTCATCAGAAACTTTTGTTATAGCTTCTTTGTCAAGTGAATAAGCAACTGCTATTTCTTGCATCTTACTAAAGTCATTAAACCTAAACATCTTTAATAAAAAGGTAATGAACTCTAAATTGTTTGCTACTAACTTATCTCCCAAATCATTTTCATCTGCCTTTTCAATCTCATTAAAGTATGTTTGTTCTAATAACAATAAGTCATCAATAGTTCTTTTTACGTTCTTTCTTACTCTCTGTCTAAATAAACCAGATTGCATTGCTTCCTCTAAAAAGTGTAAGTTAATAAAAGAAGTTAGTATTGCTCCAGTTATTTGTTCCAATTGTTTTTTGTTATAATCTCTCATTGTTTTGTTTTTAAATTAATCCTCTTTGTCTGTAATATGACTCCTCTAAATAATATTGTTTAGTCAATTTTATTTGATACTTTAAACACTCGTTTAAATGGTTATAAAGAACCTTTATATCTTCAGTTCCTATGTTATAACCTCTTCCGTTTAACTTTATTCTAACCTCTAAAACATCATCGACTAAACTAATGTCTATTAAATGCTTTTCGTCTTTTAAGTAAATTGAAGCACTATTTGGCAAAGGATTGTTAAAGTTGCTATCGCTATCAAATTCTGGTTTGATGCTCATTATTAATTTCAGTAAGTCTTTTTTCATTTTAATTCTGCTTTTGCTATTTGTAATTCTATTTCGTTTTCTAATTGCTCTATCTTTGATTTTAAGTACACATCGTCTGGGTATAATAAATCAAAAGTCTGTTTAAATTGTTCTAGTGAATCCATAGGAATATAAAGTTTAATATTATAAATACAAAAATAAGTGCTAAACACATAGCAGCAAATATTATACTGCCATAAAATACGATTTCTATTAATCTATCTGTAAACTTTCTCATAATACTACAATTTTACCATTTGAATAATGCTTACACACAACACCAGTATTTAGTTTAATAACTTTAACAGGAGTTAAGTTGTTTTTCTGTTTAAATTCTTTAAATAATCTTCTAATTGTTTTCATAATATTGTTTTTAATTTAATTAATAATCACATTAAAACGTGGTTTAACAGTCGATAACAAGCATTAAAACTCTTTGTTATCTTGGTGTTATATACCATTTGGGTAATTAACCTTTTCAGATATTTTTTCTAATATTTGCCATTCTTCGTCTGTAAATTTTACATCGCTCATATACCTATTGTCGTGTATGCTTATAAAGTCAGTTCCTTCTGCATCCATTACATAACTAACATACTTTTCTAAAACGGTATATAACAATGTATAAAATTCATTGCCTTTGCCTTTTTGGTTGTTGTTTTTTGTACTCATAATTTTGTTTTTAATTACTATACAAATATATATATTTTTTAAATACAAAAAAACTTTTTAACAAATTTTAACAAAAAAAAGAGGCAAACTAATGTTTAACCTCTTCAATTTCTCTTTTCTGTTTAGCTTCTTCGTATTCAATTTCCCTTTGAAGATAATCCATTGCTTTTCGCAGTTCTCTTAAATTATCATCTTTCTTGCCAAGTCTGGCGCAGTACTTTACAACGTTACCAATATTAAAGTTAAGTTCATAGTCTTTAATAAAGTCGATAACATCGTATCCTTTTCCGTTTTCATAATGTAATTGTGTTGCTCTCATAATTGTTATTTTATTGTTAATTCTTCACCTGTTAAAGCGAAATATAAATTTTGGAGTTGGTTTATGTGTTCTATTTTAATTCTTAATGATTTTTTACCGAAATGAAAACCTTTTTTAGATAATGTATAAATAATAAAACTACCTTTAGAATAGTTATTCTTATTTTTCCACTTATTAAACCCAAACTTTAATAACCATTCTTCTGTTAGTGGGATTGGAAATAAGTTATTTGTATTTTCAAAATCTTTAATACAAACATTTATGTAATCTCTGAATATTACTTTTTGACTAACTAAATTTATATCGTCATACGGATAAACGTAATTACCAAGCCTTAATTCATTTGCTCTCATAATTCTTTTGATTTAAAGTAAGCTATAATAAATAGCAAAGTTAATGTTATTAATATTATTTTCATAATTCTCTTAAATATTCTCTGATTCTGGATTCGCTTAAATTAAGAATGTAAGCAATATCTTTAACAGATACATTATACTTTGATTTTAATAAGTTAGCTTTATTAGCTTTTTCTTGTGTTTCTGCCTTTACAATTTCTGTGTATTCTCCTGTTGCAGAGTTCCAATTTGTTCCTTTCATTTTATTTGTTTTAAAACATTCTTAATTGTTGTTGATGTTTCTTTAATCTCTTCATTGCCTCATCGTAATAGTCTTTATCCAATTCACAAGCAGTTAAATCAAATTTTAAGTTATGACAAGCTATTGCAATACTTC